GCTTTTTTCCTCGTTGTCCGGGGGCTGCGCCCACGCCGGGCAAGAAAGAGCCAGCACGAGGGCGACAAGGGCGCAAGAAATGTGGGCCAGCATCATTGCCCGCCCCCGGAGATGCCGCCGCGAATCTCGACCCGGTATCGCTCAAGCTCTTGGTAGAACAGGTTGCGGTAGTAGGTTCCGCGAGTCTCTTTTTCCTGCTTTTCGTGGTACTTGGCCTTGGCGTATAGCAGGATGGTCGAGTCCAGATAGTACGGAGTCGGAATCGAATCCGTGGTGGCGGTCAGGGCATCGGGCTTCTCGATCAGAAAGACCTGCACCGTCTCCCCGTCCTCGTCAGCGCCGGGCACGGGCCAGAGATACAAACCGTCGTCCCATTGCCACCAGAACTGAGGTCGTCCCGCCGCCGAAATCTTTTGGCTGTCGGTCATCAGGCGCGGGTCCACCTTGGACAGGAAGCGGTAGCGGTGTTTATCCGTGCTGTCGCCGTTGTCGTGCAACACGGATTCGATATCGAAATGCGAAGCCGTCAGGCTGTAGCTCATGGTGCCGTTGGCAAGCGTCACGTCCTCGCTCGTCTCCATGAGCCGCCCGTATGTCAGCGCGATCTGCACGGCCTCGTTGATCCACTCCACGGCTTCGGCGTCGGAATAGAACCCGCCGTCGTCGGTTTCGTGGTTTACGTCCTGTTCCAGCCGATCTATGATGTCGGCCACGGTGCTGGACGAGGTGGTCTGTGTCCCGGCCCATGCCGGAATAGCCACCAGCGCCGCGAGAATGGCCGCGAGAATGTATCTGGTCATGCGCTCACTCCCCTTGAACGGCCCATGCTGCCGCGCATTTCCTCGGAAAGCCGGACGATGGCGCGCTTGTCCTGTTCCCATTTGCGAAGCCACGTCTCGGCGAACAGGACTTCAACGCGCCCGAACTCGACCATCGCCCCGGACGTGGATTCAAAACTGCGCTTGGCCCGCTCGTGCGAACCGACCATGTACGCAAGCGCCCCGTGCCAGATGTATTCATGGACCTCCGGCGGATGTTGCGGGTAGGTGGCCGTATCCCATGCCGCAAGGTCTGAGACTTCCTTTTGGTAGCGAAGGCCGATGTTGTAGGGTTGCGTGGCGTATGGACGCCAGAACAGGTAATGAACGGCCTCGCTTGCCGGGTTGGTCAGCACGGCCTTGTGCCTGAACCGCGTGGGCTTGCCGTAGCCGGACATAAACCCGCCCTGGTCTTCGTCCTCCTGCTCCTTGGTCATGAGGCTTGCGGCGTCACCGTCAAAGGTCACGGACCAAACGCGGGAAAAGCCCCAATAACTTGATACGCCCGTCAAGATGGTTAAGGTGTCGAGTTTGGCCCCGGCATGGTAGAGATATCCGCCGGAGTCGTATTCGCCGTAGCTTGTGGTGTTCACGGCCTGCTCGGACTCAAGGTCTTTCAGGCTCAAGGTGTCGGCGTCTATTTTGGTGGCGAGGAAAAGCCGGTAGTTTAACTCTTCCATGCCGTACACGCCTTGAACGGCAACGATGTCTCCGGTTTCAAAGCCGTGGCCGGAGACATCGCTGTCCGTGCTTGCCGCCGTTATTACTCCGGGGCTTGCCTGGGTGATGGCCGATATGGTGGCGTTGGTCCGCGTGACCAGCCCGGAGTAGTTGACCAAATCCCATTCAAGGGGCCGCAACTGGTCGGCCTTGTGTGCTTCCCGGTCGGCCATGACAAGGGCGTCCTTGATGAGTTCGTCAAGGTTGTCCGTGTCTGCCGCGCCCACGAAACGCTTGCACCGTTCCAGCAGTCCCCTTTCACTTATGCGGCTTGCCACCTATCAATCTCCTTTGGGCCTATTCTTCCGGCCCACCGGCCATGCCGTATTTCTCGACATGCTCCTTGGTGCGGGCAGTGCCCACGCGAAGCATGTTCAGGAAGTCCTGCCGCGTACCCTCGCCCTTGATCTCGAAGGGGTACACGTTGACCTTGCCCACCACCTTGCGGGGCTTGTTGGGGAGTTGCCGGAATTGCGGAACCGTCGCGTTGCGGGCGGCTTCCAGGAATCTGCCCGGCAAAAAAACGATTTCCTCACGCTTGAGCACAAGCTGTTCTCCGTTTACCGCCAAATGCACGTCGTCCTGGTCGTTGGGGTTGGTCTTGGCGTTGAAAATGACCTTGTAGATTTTCTCGGCCTCGGCATTGGACGCCACCAGATGCATGATGGAGTTCAAGAGGTCGCTCGCTTGATCGGGCGGGAGCGTGTCGATTTTGAGGCCGTTCATCTTGGACTTGGCCTGGACCGTGGTCACTGGCTGCCCCGTGTTGGGGTGCTTCTGCGATATAAGACCTTGCGCCCGCATTCCCTCGACGAAAATGTCCGGAACATCCTTGCGAAGATTTTCCAGCGTCTTCACGGTGTCGTCTTTGTCGCCCGGCTCCGGCTGGCTTTCGGCCACTGCCTGGCCCTTGGCCCTGGACTTGATGGCGTAGCCCGCACCCTTGACCGGGTATTCCACAACCTCGTATTCGTCCTCGATGACGCCCTTTCTGGTCAGGGCCGCTTTCGCGGCCTCGACCGTGGCAAAGGGTTCGCCGTTGGATTTCAGAATAAGCTCCGGGGAATCGCTCACTTGCTTGTCTCCTCTGGCTTTTTGTTCATGAATTTCATGCGGGCCTAGTAGTAGGTCCCGGCCTCGAAGCAGCACATTTCGCCGCTGACGTTGATCACGTCGGTGGCGTGGATGGAGAACCCATCAGGGATGACGGTGTTCGCGGACGCGCCCACGTAGTCGTACATGCGCCCGATGAACAGCACGTCGCCGCTGGTCACCGCGCGGGAGAGCGTCACTTCGTCGGCCTGTTCGCCGTTGGAGGTCAGCGCCACGATTGCGGCTTCCTCAATCTGCTGGCCCATCGTTTCGCGGATGCGGATGATGGAGCCTTCGCCGATGTAGGTGGTGTCGGCTTCAAGGTTGAAGTGCCCGGTGCGGTTGGCACTGGTGTCCAGGGTCCAGGTGTCGATGGTCCCGTAGGTGTCGGACTCGCGGTAGTCGTCGTCATCCAGCACCAGATACGAGGTCGATGCGCTGGTAACGGTGGTGCCGTTCGAGTAGAACGGGCGGATGCCGCCGTCGGTCACGGTGCGGGGGTCGGGGGCGGTGTCGTTGTCGTCGGCCTGCAACAGGCCCTCAGTCATTTCCGCCGAACGCTGCATGTTGCGGTTCCAGACGAGCCGGGCGGCATCGCCGTCTTCCATGTTCCAGACTTTCACCCAATCCGGCACGAAGCCGATGCCCAAATACAGGGCGGCCCCGGTGCCGTTGAAAGTCCCGCCTACGCGCTTCATGGTATTGCTCCTTGTTTTTCGGTTATGTTTTCAGGGCCTAGCTCGGATTGGCCGTGCAAGCGCATTCCAGACGCGCAATCCAGTTTTGGTTGAGGATCGCGGCGGCCTGGTACGTGGTCCACGACACGAAACCGATTTGCCCGTGGGGGTCGTCCTTGGTGGCCTTGCCGGGGTTGACGACGCTGATTTGCGCGGCGTTCATGCCTTGCAGCGGCACGATGCCGTAGGCGTTCTGCGCCACGATGATGAGCGGGTACACGTCGCAAGCCGTGGACGAGGACGGTGCCGAACCGTTGGCGAGATAAACCTCACCGGAAGCGCCAGCGGCCTGCCACGGCTCAAACAGGGCCGTCAGGATGAAGCGAATATTCTCGATCTTGCCGATTTCGCCGGGCATGGCCTTGGAAGCCTGCGAATACTGCTCGACCGGGGTGAACCCGGAGATGTTGCGCAGATCGCTGTCCAGGTCGGTGTGCCCCATGGCGAAGTAGGCCGCGCCCACCGGCTCGGTGGAAACCTTGGCGGAGGCGCTGATAATCCTGCTGATCTCCTTGGCCTTGTTGCGCTTGAAGCCACGGACGATCTTGCGGAAATCGCCACGAAGCGGGGGCGAGTTAACGGCGGAGCGGGAAGCAACGCCGTTGGCGTAGTACACGTTGGTCCCGGCACGCAGAACCATGAACCGCAAAAACTCAATGGTTTCGGCGGCCTGCTCGCCGCACAGGTTGACGGACTCGGAGAGAACCGGGTCTTCGTGCATGTCCGCGACCTTGCGGGTCAGTTCAACGTGGTCGCCGTACATCTCCAGGGTCGCGGTGTAGTCGGTGAAGTTGAGCTTCTGGCCCTTGGGAGGATACGCCTCGGACAGCGGGGCCACGGCGCGGGGCAGGGATTCGTAC